ACTCTTACCAGGAGTAGCCAACATGGCCATACCCTTCTTTAGATACCAGGTCTTGCCTTCGAAAGACTTTGTACTCGTTCCAGCAACTGGCTCAAGCTGATATCTTTGCTTAAAACCAGCAAGCTGACTCTCATAAGTCCTATATGTATCACCCGCTGAAGTAGGTTTTAGTTCCAAGCCATCAGCTTTTGCTGCTTCATCCATTGCATTGTAAGCAGCTGCTGCAAGCCAATGCATTTTGCCGCCAGCCTCAATAGGACGCAAAAGGTGTGCAGGCAACTTGCCTGGCTCAATGCCCTTAAGGTCTTTTGGCAACACTACTGGAACTATATAATCCCAAGCAAGTTTACTCATTTTAGTTCTCCTTAGTTTTTTTGCTAGCTTTTTTTGGGGCAGCTTTTTTAGCTGCCTTTTTAAACGGCTCTTGTTTTGCAGCAGGCGATACATTTTGTACGTACTTAGACATAGTAATAATAATCCTTGATTTATTTTATTTTTCTATTTTGAGTTTTTCTTAGGACGATTTTTTTTTCCGTCAAACATTGGGGTAGTCATACCATTTTGTATGAAGCCAGTAACCTTTTGCTTCTTGGAAGCAGCAGCTGTTGGGTCTCCTTTACTAGTCTTTTTTTTCATAGCCATTATATTATTTCTTCTTCTTCTTTTTATCTATAGCTGCCTGGATAAATGGTGGAAGCTTCTTTTGAGCGGCGGTCATGCCAGCTTTTGCTGCTGCTGGTGCTTTCTTTTTCATTGCCATTGTTTTCTCCTATTTTGATTAGTTGATTTATTTATTAACAATCCCATTTACGCAAAGACAAAGCTTTGCGAGTGGGACGACCTTTAGAATCCTTCATTGGCCCCGGCATACCGCCCATGCGAGCACAAAATGATTTGCGTCGAGCCGCTGCTTTAGGTGACTTCTTTGCCTGCTTGGATGACACTGGTGGCTTTAAGGTCCCACCTGTTTGTGCCTTGTATGAAGCACGGCCTTTAGCATTCAAGCCTCCAGCAGGGTTCTTGCCCTCTTTGCGTTGCCACGCAGCAGTCTTAGCCATTATTTTTTCCTTTTAGTTTTACTATTGTTTACTTTTGCAGACTTACGAGGCTTTGGGGCGCTCTTCAGTTCCACACCATGTAAAAAGTTATTTTGACCCATCCTGGGGCCAGCTATATAAATGCTTTTTTTCATAACCATAATTAAATTATTCCTTAAAAAGTTTTAACTAAATTTTCAATAGCTATATTTCTTGGCATTGTGTTAGAAATCAGTGTGGTTTTTTTAAACCATTTTAAAACGATATTATATCTAGTACCGCTTTTTACCTGATTTACAGCATGTAAGTACATAGAATTTGTTGGAAACGTAACAACTTCTCCAGCCTTAGGGCTTATCGTCAAATCGTATTCTGGGAATACAATCTCCCCACCTTCATAGTCATCATTCAAATAAACTAAAGAAGAATAATCAGATAAAAATCTAGGTATGTGCGTATGCCAATGAGGGTCTGAACCGTTTACTTCTAAGGCCAATTCAGAATTATTATACTCACTGTCAGAATGCATAGTTTGAAAATCTCCGATAGACCAAACCCTACCCCATATTTGGGGATCACAAACCAATCTTTGCCCATACTTATATTCAAGCCTATCTTTAACTTGATTAATTAAGTTAAATAAAACTGGTTTAAGATCATCAGAAATAAAAAAATATGGCACTGCTTTCACAGTAACAGGATCGCCGTTTGGATAATAATCACAACCTAAACCGTTTGGCATAAGATCGTCCCAGTCATCAGGACACTCCATGTGTCCCAATAAACTGCGAACGTCTTCGGTTGATAATACATTATTATTAATAACAATGTTGTCTACAGAACCAATACCCATAGCAACTATTTCTTCTGTCTCTTCTCCAAAGCTTCAGCTATATCAGACAACTTAAATATTATCTTCCAAAAAAAATCAGTTAGACTAAAATATTTTTTACTCATTATTTTTTTTCTTTTGGCTTATCTGACGGAGGTTCTCCTAGAACCTTAACTGGAGCTGCGTTACCTTTAGAAACTTTTCTAAATTTAGCTAAAGACATTTATTTAGCAGACTTTTTTGGACGACCCTTTTTTGCCTGTGTTGATTTTGCTGCGCGAGCAGCGTCTTCTGGACGAGGACCGACCTTGCTTGGCTTAGGAGCAGTAGCTTTCTTTGCAGCTTTTGCAACTTCTTGCTTTGCATCTGCAACTATATTCTTAGCTGCATCTTTGGCTATTTCGGCTACAGCGTCTGCTTGGTTAAGAAGATCATCAATGATCTTAGCTTGGGCTTTTGCCATAGGTCCGTCTGCTTGTATTTTTTGTGCCTTAAAGATTACTTGCTTTATTTTGCTTGCCATTTTCTTAAACATGTTACCTCTGTTTTTGTCTTGTGATAATAATAGTAATATTATATATTATATAATTATAATTTGCAACTAGCTCTTACTTGTTACCCTGTTGTGATTCTTTAATTAAAGAATATCTGTCGCCAGTTTCCTTAGAAACAACAGAAAACCCGTACGCAGCTGCGTCTTCTATGGCCAACCTAAGACCTTCTTTATCCTCAAACGAGGCGTTTGGCAGTGGTATTGTTACCGCGGCGTAGACGTCAATGTTCTCAAAGTTCCCAATGTTTATTTTTCTGTTTACCCCACAAATAAAGACTGGCGATGTTGTGATAGCCAAGTCTGCGGAAACAGAATTCATTACATTGTCTATCGGAGAATCAAATGAGGATGATTCTTGGGCACTTTTATTAATCTTAGGCATTGCTTTTGATTCCTATTCCGAGGCACTCTAGTGTTGCCGCAACTTGTTGTTCCAAATTCATATTGTTTGTATCTATAACGGCAGAGGCTACTTGCTTAACTTCTTCTGCTTCCATCTCTGAACTATGTCCAGACTGTTCGCCACTCATTATAGCACCATCTCGCTTCAAAATGCGTTGATCAAGAATTTCTTTATCTGCATCAAAACTTATGACAAATCCATTTGGCTGCTTAAGAATGTTCTTGGCTTCGTTTAAATAACGCACATCAGACACTATAATGCACAGGGGATTAACACTGTCCTCATCATGATTCTTTAAATAATTTCTATATATTTTATTTGCTTTTATAATCGCCCAGTTTGCAAAACAGTTTTCGTCGTACTCTCTACAAATATCACCGGCTTTTTGCAGGAACGTTCTAGGCTTGATGCCCTCTTCTTCCACTGGGGTATTGTAGATCTGCTTTACTTTTTCGATAAGGGTATCGTAGTGAGGCATGTTGCCTATAGAGGATCCTCCATAGACCTCATATAAAACTTCGTGAAGAGAAAAAAGTTTTCTTGATTCTTCATTAAAGCCTATTATGTTTTTCTTTATTGATGCCATCTCATAAAGTGGAAGAGCATAAAAAATATGATCCCAATTTATTCCAAACTTTACAGTTTCCATTGAACCTTTTGGTATTATTGATTCCGCTACAGAAGTTTTTCCACTTCCAGCTTTACCGGATAGGCCAAGTATTATTGGTTGGTTGTTAACAAATTTTTTCATTCAACAAGTATAGCAGAAAATTATTGCATTTTTTGATTTCTGATTTCTAATTCGTCCAGAAAAGCATTGGCCAACGCATCGGGTTCCCAGACAAAAGATCTTGGGACTTGAATCACTCTAAAATTATACTCTGATTTTATTTCCTCTATAGTCATCAACAAGGGTAGCAAGAGCCTATTCTTGCATTCCCACTTGCCATTTATTTGGTTCGCGACCACAGCTGAATCAGTATAAATAATAGGATCAGATAAATCAGCCATAGCGGATATTAACAAGCCAGCTATAACAGCTTCGTATTCAGCTTCGTTATTTGTTCTTGGGCCAAGACCCCTAGAAAATTGTGCTATTTTTTTTCTATTCTTATACACAACTACTGAGCAGGCGGCTTCACCAGTTTTCTTTTGCCCTTGCCCCCTTGAGGCCCCATCGCAAAAAACTTCAAAGTTCATTAATCTACTTCGATATCGTAGGGGATGCCCAATTCAATGGCTCTATTTTTAATATTGTTTTCCTGGCTACCCCCAGAAATAGTATGAGTAGATACTAATAAATATCTTTCTTTCTTGTATTCAACTTGAGTAGGAAAATCTAATTTTTTTCTTTTATTAGAATAAAATTCTTTAGCTTTATCGACAGCTCTGTAATGGCCTATAAACATATTTGCCTCCTTTAGTAGGTAGTAAAATCACTTTCAAGATAATGACCTTTACTTTCTCTGGATGCAGCGATCTGCATAGACTGCACTTTGTCCATTAACTTTCTAGCTGACTCTGAAGATATTCGAGCAGCACTCTCCATTGACTCAGCTAGGCTCATGACGGCTTCGCATGTGATTAGGGCTGAGTATTCGTCCTCTGCTGCCTCCATGGCTGCTGCTTCTCTCTCCGCCTCATTCTTGCCAACCCTAGAAGACTTATACTTCTTTTTATATTTACCTTCCATTATTTTATAGTTGGCTCGGGCCATGCCAGCAAATCTTGCTGCTCTACCGTACACGTTAGATGTCTTGGCTACAAGTGAAGCCATGTTTTCGATGCCCAAGTCGACAGTATCTTCGTCCGGTATCTCTATAAAATATTTATTATTTTTTGTTACATCAACATAAGAATTAATTACTTCTTGGATTTGTGGTCCAAGAAAGTCTGAAAGTAGTTGTTGGAGTTTTTCTAAACTCTGATTATTCATTTTTATCCTTTTTGATTAAACCAAATTGTTTTAATAGTGGTTGCAATTCTTCATCAGTTTTAATTATTGAAACTATTTTTTCTCTTATTAGCTTTAGATGTTCCCTAACAGTATTGGGATGTTCATTGATTTTTAATGATATATCGCTGGACCTTTTGCCATCTACATACCTCCATTTTATCAGCTGCCTCTCCTGTATTGTCAACTTATCGAAAGGAGGAAAATTATTTTCTCCAACTACCCAAGCTTCATCAATATCCTCTGCAGACAAAATTGATTCTAAAGAATACTCTCTAGGTTCTGCCTTAAATCCTGTTTCAAAATTTTCACTTTCCGGGTCAGTGTCTGCGTCATCATCTATTAGTGGAAACGTTTTTCTTCCTAGCTGATCTATTAAAAATGTATCAACGTTTTTCTTCAGCAAATAAAAAAAGTAGCTATACAAGAATCCGGCTAAAAGGTATTGGCCCCTTAGCTGACTCCTTCTTTTCGTACCTGGCAATGCATTGAAAGAATGTCGTGTCTATCGTTTGGCGTATATCTTCTTCGTCTCCATATCTTTTGGCCATGTAAACTATGCCGGCCCATTATTTCTGATACATCTTTATGATCTTTTTTTACTAGTTTATTTTTCATTAATGCCATACGAGTATAGGGGTTTTTAACAAACAACCCAATAAACCTTCTTATGTCATAGTCAGCTAGATTATATCTGCCATGGTATATCAATGCTACGTACTTGCTTAAAAAATTATTAAAAACTTTTAACAACTCCTGCTTTGCGGCGTGGCTTCCAGACTTGGATTGAGCTATTAGCTCTTGCATTTCATTTTCTTCTAGATTATAATATTGTTCTTTATAAGCGGCCATTATTTTCCTTCCCAGTAAATTATATTTTCTGAGTATTCTGATCTTATGTCTTCGTAGTAAACTATATTAGGTACACCTAATTCGTTTAAGAATTCAACAGCGTCCTTAGCGTACTTGCTGATAATGCACGTGAACTTTTCAAATTCTTTTGGATAATATCTTTTAAACCTTTTTATTTTTGTTTTACTTTTTGGGTCTAAGTACCCTTTCATCTCAACCCATTCATCAGTTGCACATAAATAAAAGTCGGGCGTATAACCTTTAACTCCTTTTTTAATTGGAAAAGAAAAAACAGTAGGTTCAAATTCATGTTTAATTTTATATGCATTTAAGATGCGTACAAAATTAGCTTCCCAATTAGATCTTACATTTAAATCAATATCTTTTCTGTATCCAGTTTTGGTATGCTTGTAAGCATTACCTGTCCTCGTAGGTTTCTTAACCTCATCCGAGATTATTTCTTCCGCAATTTTATTGCCGTTAATCTTTTTAAAATTTGGATGGTTTTTCATTTTTGATCTAGAAATAAAAAAGTCTGCGGACTTGACAACGATGCTCTTAACCATGTAACCTCTACTCTGTTATATCCACTAAGTATATTATACTTTAAATAAATGTAAAAAACAAGCAGCTTTAAAGTTGCAAAACCACAGAGGAATAGGTAGAATACAATTATGACAAATACAACAACAACAAGAACCCTATTGGACAGCATGCACCAGGCAGCTAATGAAGAGGCGATTGATGCCTTGGTTAATAACTACGGTTTTAACCACGAAACAGCTATCAAGCTCGTAACTGAGTTTGACGGCAATGACTTCGAACTTAGCTCTGAAGCTTCTTTCTAATAGTTAAATATAAAAACCCCCCCGTTGGTATATCCAGCGGGGGGGTTTTTTGTATACCTAATAAAGCTTTATGCGCTCCAATGATTCTTTTTATTTCTAAACACACCAACGCCACATTCGCCAGACTTAGCGTGGTCACAGTATGAGCAGGCTCTTACGTTGCTTGTAGCCGCAAAAGAATTGTCATTGAC